ACCGTCAAGCCTCCCCCGGGAATGAGAAAACCGACCCGGAAAATATGGGACTACTTCCTCGAGTCGGTCGTCCCCGACGGAGTCGTTACGCAATCCGACGCGGTCCTCTTTGCGGAGCTCTGCGAACTGTACGAGGAGATCGGAAACCTCCGACGCAAACTCCGGACGCGAGGTCGTTCTCTCACGACAGCGGCGGGGGGAGAAAAAGGGAGCCCGCTCGCGAACCAACTCGATAAAACTCTCTCAAAGTTCTACTCCCTGTCCTCGCGGTTCGGGATGGACCCGTCAAGTCGAGCGAGTTTGAACATCAAGGACGAGGACCTCCGACACAAGAGCGGACGCGGGAAGAAACTCGACGACCTTATCCGAGGATCAAGCAATTAAAAAAACAACAAAGGCGGTCGACGATCGGCTCGCGGTCCTCGACGGTTTCCTAAAAGGCGAGAGACCTTTGTCGGTCGTCGAGACTAACGCGATCAATCGACAAATCGAGGACCTACAAACCGGACATCGACGCGGGCTCGTTTGGAATGAGACCGAAGCGAAAAACGCGGTCGAGGTTTTCTCGTATCTGAAACACCCGAAAGGGGAGTTCGCATCGAGGGAGGACAACTCGTTCCGGCTCGAGTCGTGGCAGGACCAACTACTCGCGGCCCCGCTTTACGGCTGGCAACGCGAGGACGGGACGCGGAGGTTTCGTCGAGGTTACATCGAGGAGCCCCGCAAGAATGGAAAGACAGCCTTTGCAGGCGGGATCGTTCACAAAGGGGCCTCGTTTGATCAGGAGGTCGGGGCGGAGGTTTACTGTCTCGCGGCGTCTCGCGATCAAGCGAAAATTCTTTTCAACGACTACGCGAAAGGCATGATCTCAAACGAGATCTCGCACCTTTACAAACCGTGGGAGAGACATATCGAGTGTTACGCGGGCGGGGGAATTATCAAGGCTCTCTCGTCCGACGCTCACACGGCTCACGGTTACAACCCCTCGACCGCGATTATGGACGAGGTCCACATGCAGAAAACGCGGGACCTTTGGGACGCTATGATCTCAGGACAAGCGAGTCGGAGAAACCCGTTAACAGTCGGGATCACGACAGCGGGATCGAACCGAGCGTCCCTTTGTTGGGACCTACACTCGGAGCTCGTCGACATCTTAAACCCGGAGAGCCCGGTCGAGGACGACGCGGTCTTTGGTTATATCTCCACGATCGACGAGGGGGACGACTGGCGGGATCCCGCTGTCTGGTGGAAAGCAAACCCGAACCTCGGGATCACAGTCTCCGAGGACTACCTCGCGGACTTGTGCCGATCAGCGGAGCGGAGCCCGGGTCTCGAAAACTCGTTTCGTCGTTTCAATTTGAACCAATGGACCGAGCAGGCGGTCCGGTGGGTTTCGATGGTTGAATATGACGCGGCGGGGATCGACATCGACCCGGAGAGTCTAATCGGGCTCCCGTGTTGGGCGGGTCTCGACATCGGAGACACTCGCGACCTCAACTCGTTAACGCTTATCTTCCGACGCGAGTCGGAGTTTATCGCCCTCCCCTTTTCGTGGGCTCCTCAAGAATCGATCGACGAACGAGCGGACCGCGATCGGCGGGACGTCAAAGAGTGGATAACACGCGGGTTTATCAAGGGTTTCCCGGGGACGCGAACCAACTCGGAGAGACTCGCGATCGACGTCGCGGAGATCCTCGAACGGTTTCACGTTCAAGAATTGGCCTATGATCCGTGGGGAGCGAACGCGGTTATCGAGAGACTGAAACAGGATCACGGAGTCCCGGAGTCGAGACTCGTCTCGTTCCGACAGGGTCCGGGAAATTTCTCCCCGGTTATGAAAGAGTTCGACCGGCTCCTCGCGAGCGGGAAATTTCGACACGACAAAAACCCGGTCCTCCGGTGGAACGCGGGAAACCTCGCGGTCCATGAAGACCACAATGGAAACATCAAACCGAGTAAGGAAAAGAGCGGAGACAAAATCGACGGGATCGTCGCTCTCTTTATGGCTCTCGGTTTGGCAATAAATCAAGCGGGAAATTTTGGCCCCGTGTTCTACGAAAACAACGAAATCGAGGTCGTTTGATTATGGGAATTAAAACACTAGCGAGAAACCTCTACCGGATCGCGACTCGTTCCCTCGAAAATCCCTCGATCGGCTTGAACGATCCCGAGGCATGGAACGAAATGTTCGGAGGCGGAAAGACCGACTCGGGGGTTACAATCACCCCCGAGAAATGTCTTACAATCGCGGCGGTCTGGCAAGCGGTCTCAATGCTCTCGGGGGACCTCGCTCGGATCCCGTTCCTCCCTTACGACATTTCGGGAGACTCCGACGAGCTCGATAAAAAACACATCGCCTACAAAGTCGTTCACCGAAAAGCAAACCGGGAGCGGGCGGCGTTTTTCGTTTGGCGGACGTTTTGGGTCCACGCTCTTATTTGGAACAAAGCCTATCTCTGGATCAACCGAGACGGGGCGGGTCGTCCGATCGAGCTCGTTAACCTACTCCCGGACCGGACGTCGATCGCGAGACGCGGCGGGGAATTATACTTCTCGACAGAGATCGACGGGGTCCTCGTTCGGCTAAATCCCGACGAGGTTTTTTACGTCGAGGGACCGACGATCGATCCTATGAACCCCCCGGAGCTAATCAAAAAGGCTCGCGACTCGTGGGGTCTCGCTCTCGCGGCGGAGAAGTTCGAGAGCAAGTTTTTCTCGAACGGAGTCCGGGCGGGCGGTTACCTTATAATCCCTCCCCACTGGACAGAAAAAGCGGCTCAAAAACTCGAGGAGGGACTCCGATCCAAGACCGGAGAAAACAACTGGTTTAAGACTGTCGTCTTTCGCGACGGGGCGAAATTTGAAAAGGCGGGTTTCTCCGCTCAAGAGATGGAAATGATCGAAGTCCGGACGGAACAAGTCCGCGAGGTCGCTCGCTGGTTTAACTTGTCTCCGTCGAAACTCGGTCTCTCCGACTCGGTCTCGTACAATTCAAAGTCCGAGTCTAACCGGGACTATCTCGACTCGACCCTCTCCCCGTGGTTATCGGCACAACGGGCGGAGGGATGGGACAAGCTCCTAACGAAACCACAACAGGACTCCGACTCTCACGAGTTCCAACACGACACGACGGAACTCCTCCGAATGTCTCCTCGCGAACGATACCAAAACCACGCGATCGGGATCCGGACCGGGTTTATCCTGATCAACGAAGCCCGACGCGAGGAGGGGAAACCTCCGGTCGCATGGGGGGACGAGCGACTCCAAACCCCCGGGGCGGCGAAGTCGGGAGGGGCGGCGAACGGCGAAGGGGAGGGAGGAGCGGACAAGACACCGAAGGACCCCGGAGCGACAGGCGACACGAGCGGAGGATCCGAGTCGAAGGGAGCGAAAGAAATCCTCGACTCGTTAAACGCATACTCGGCGGGGGTCCGGTCGGGAGCGATCACACCCCAAGCGGGAGACGAGTCGTTTTTTCGATCAGCGGCGGGGCTCCCCGAAATGGATCCGGACGTCCTCGCGGCATGGAAAGCGGAGAGGACTCGACGACCGGTTACTCTCTCGAACTCGAAACAGATCGACGGAGAGGTCTCGACAACCGACGGGACCGACGAGCCAGGACCCGGAGAGGACATTTTGTCCGACCCCCCGGAGGGAGACGACGAGGGAACGCGGTCCGCGAGGATCGCGAGAAACCGAACGCTCTACAATTTGACAGCGAGAGCCCGGAAGAAATCAAAAAGCGGGGCGGCTTTCGTTGAATTTATCGACGGGGGTCTCCCGGAGTTCCGTCGAGACGCGGCGGAGACAGGAGACGAGTCTCTCGTTTTGGAGTTCCACAAACGAGCCCTCGAGCTAATAGCGACGAGCACACAACCCGAACTAGCGGCAGGGGTGGAAACCCTTTGTCTCGAATTTGAAAGAAAAAACCAATGAGTCGAAACCTAGAACAAAGAGCGACAGCGATCCCCGAGTCGAGAGCCCGGATCGAAACCCGGGAAAACGGTCAACGGGTCGCGGTCGGATATGCGGCGATCTATTACCGAGAGGGAGAGCCCGGGTCGGTTTATGAAATGTTTGACGACCTACACGAGCGGATCCTCCCCGGGACGTTCGACCGGGCGATCCGAGACTCTCACGACGTCCGAGCCCTCGCGAACCACGACAAAAACCAACTCCTCGGGAGGACCTCGTCCGGGACCTGTCGTTTGTCTGTCGACGAGATCGGTCTCCGATACGAGATCGACCTCCCCGACACACAAGCGGGACGGGACGTCGGGACCTCGATCCAACGGGGAGACCTCGACGGGTCGTCCTTTTCGTTTGTTCCGACTCGCGTCTCGTGGGTCGAGGAGGGGCGTTTAATGATCAGACAAGTCGAGGACGTCGACTTGTACGACGTCGGACCGGTTACATTTCCAGCATACGCGGGGACGAGCTCCGGTCTCCGAAGCGAGGGAGACTCGAAAGAACTCCGCGAACAAGCGGACGAGATCCGGGACGCGAGACGGGCGGTCGATACGACCCTCCGGATCCTCGACCTCGAAAACCCGTAAGTCGCACTTGACGGGATTTCTCAGTCGTTTAATCTGAAGACTCACGAGAGGGAAAGCCTCTCAAAGACAATTTGTTCCGGCTCCGAGCAGTAAGACACGGCAGAGCCCTATCGACTTTCACAAGTCGACGGGCTCTCCTATCGTCTAAAAAAAAAGACTTTGTTGTTTCCCGTCGACGGAGACACAAGGTTTTTTTTAATGAGTAAGATCAAAGAAGCCCAAGAGCGGAAAAACAAACTCGTCGTCGAGGCTCGCTCGCTCGGCAAAGAGTACAACGAAAACAAAAAGGTCTGGAAAGACCAAGAGCAAGAAAATCGCTGGAACGCGGTCAACAAAGACCTATCATCGGTCGACGAGGAAATCAAAACCCTCCGCGATCAGGAAGCGGTCGACGCTCGGCTCGCAGAGTTCGACGAAATGGAAACTCGCGGACAACGCGAGCAGAACGGACAGGCAGTCCCCGGACGCGAAAACCACACCCCGAAACCCGGGACCGGTCGCGACTCAGGACCGACGGACGCTCTCTCGGGAGTCGACGACGAGGAAGTCCGAGCCCTCGCTCTCGCGGGATGGCTACGATCAGGACACGCGGAGCCAACCGAGCGACAAGCTCTCGCAATGACGCGAGCGGGTCTCTCCGGACGTTCTCGCGAGATCTCGATCGGGACCGCTCGTTCCGATTTCTCTCGCGGACTGCAATC